TGAGAACTTCTGATAGATTCTTTGCTCGATCAAAGTACGCTCCTCCTCATTAGGTACTCCGTTATTGAAGTTAATAAGCATTGAAGGAGCAAGTCCGTTCATTATGTTGTTTAGGTGATAATTTGATATCTCCTCTTCTAACTCTGCGTATTGTAACCCTCCTTGATAATCTACAGGTGAGTAGTAATAGAATCCTGCTCTATAAGGCTTGATAAATAATATCTCTACACCCTCTTTAGAGTAACCAAATGCAGGAATACGCTGAGGTTTATCTGATGGCTTAATCTTAGTCCAATCAGCCATATAGTAATATCCCTCAATATCTCCATCCTCGTTGCATTTTTCTGCTCTTAGTGTTTCGACAGGGAAGTGTTCTACTTGTACAATCTTAGAGTGATCTTTAGAGTAGATTACTTGCATAGCAGCACCACCCATAAGTTTTAAATCATACGCTAACTTACGAACGCAGTCCTTATTAAATAAAGACTTCATTTGTGCGTATCCATCAGGTTTTCTATTTGAGTCGGTAGCATCTAACCCTTTTCCGTATATCATCTCTGAGATACCATTGATAATTGCGTTGTTAGTTGCAGAACCATTGTATCTATCAATTAAGTACTGATAGTAATCATTGTCCTCCCCGTAATTTACCCAATCACGATTTTTTTGCTCTGTAATCTTAGGACTTGTGTAAGTGCTAAAATTTACGACTCTTAAATCGTTATGTACCTTCGTTTTGTGTGCGTGTCTGCTCATATTATAATGTAATCATTATCGTAAGAATCTTCTGTAGTGTATTCTCCATCGTTTACAGAGTATTCACTAATTGTTTGATCTGTACAGAATATCTTATCTTTATATATAACGCTTGAACCTTCTAAAATTGTTAGTTCATAAAATACATTCTCTGTTAGAGCGTATGCATTAGAAAAAGTAAGATAACCCTTATCTGTAGTTGTTGCAACATCCGAATAAGTAGTTACCTCATTAGTAGATTCATCTCTTAGCTTTATAGTAATCGTAGATGCATAGCTTCTCGGAATAATTGAGATACTTTGTGCATCTGTACTTGTTGTTAAGACTTTCATACTTATATAACGAATCAAATTGTATTATTTGCATAGGGATATAAAAAAAGGGAGCATATAGCTCCCCTTAATTATCCTTGTGTCAAAGATTATGATGCTGCACTAACCGCAGGTGCGATTGGTGAAGAAGCAGAATCAGTAACAGCAGTAGTTAAGAACGATGGTGGGTTTTTCTCAAGAGCCTCAAAAGTTAAAGTAAATCCTGAGTAATCTCCTAAGTTAGCACCTGTCGCAAGTGAACCTCCTGTAAGGTCTGCACCGTGTTCAAGTCCTACAACCATTTGCTGACCGTTATAATCCTCAACTACAATGTGAGGTCTTGCAGCAGCTAATAATTTGATTTCATCTTGAGTATCATCATCAAGAAGTGGTAATTGAATGTTTACCGTTTGCGTATAGAAAATAGAGTTATTTTCACGAGAGCCATTGATAGCGGTTTCTACAGATGATGCACCTCTTAGGTCATACCCGTACCATGTACCATCTACTGCTCCTGCCGTGATAGTAAGACCACCCTCTACGAAAGCTGCAAAGAAAATCTTTTTAAGACCTCCAACCGCTTTTGCACAAGGGTACTGTCTTCCTGTAAGTGATAAAGAACAAGCCATATTTTTATTTATTAAAAAAGGGCAGGTAGGCTTATTAAGGCTTACCTACCCTCTTAGAGTTAGTTATTCAGTTTATTAAGCAAGAGTTAATAAGGCAAGGTCAGAACCGATACCATATTGTACACCTGCAGTAAATCGCATTACTACTCGTACATTTTGCGAACCATCAAGATCAGCCATATCAAGTAGTTTAACTTCGTTGTGGTCAGAAAGTAATCCTGTACCGAAGTATAGGTTAGATTTTTGTCCTGCTACGATGTGGTCAGTTGGCATACCTGAAGCAAGTTGAACTTTGATACCCTCAAAAGAAAGAGCGTTACCATTGTTGAACCATTGAGTACCTTGTGCGTTGATACCCGCAGCACCAAGACCTGAAGCTCCGAATCCACCTAAAGCACGAACATACGCTTGGTAAGCAACAGTTGGTACATAGATAGTAAGGTCTTCTTTACCGATTACAGCAGAAGGAAGTGCATCTACTACATTTCCTAATAGAGTAATGATGTTAGAAGAGTCAAAAGAAGTTTCAGAACCGTTAGCAGCATCGTTTACATCAGAGTCAGCAGCCATAAGAACTGTGAATCCGTCAAACTCACCTGCAGTAGCGTTTACTCCACCCCAAATGTTTTGCTCAGTCTTCTCAGCAACTAATCCCGCAGTATGAGCGATGATGAAGTCAGAGAATGAAGGAGGTAGGTTGTCAAATGCAGAATATCCCATTTGTACTGCTTCCCAATCTGAGCGGAAGTCTTTCTTACAGAACTCTAAGTTTACTTGGAACTCTTCAGGTTGAAGTATTCTCTCAGTTAGAGTTACAGTTGCAGTGTCAGTAAAGTCGCAAGTAGCATCTTTAATAACATTAGCATCGGTAGCAACCTTCTTGATAACCTCTTTGTATTTTACATTAGGTTTTACTTCGATTGCTCCATCTTCGATAGTTTTACCACTTAAAAGTGCAGCAGCGATATATTTTCCTGCAAACTCACCTGCGTAAGTAGTAGTGATTGATGTAGTTGTAGCCATTTTTTATTGATTTATTTTAGATTTGCAATTTTTGATAATACTCTATCTCGTGTAGAGCCTTGTTTCTTGTTTGAGATATTAAACATCTCTTTTTGTACTTGAGCCTCAGGATTGTGTTTAAGAGGTGCAGCAGCAGGAGTAGCAGATAATTCTTCTTTTACTTGCTTAGCCATTTCTTCTTGAGCCTTAGCCTCATCAACGATAACACGAATCTCGTCTATCATTGACTTAACTTCTTCCATAGCTTCTGCAAATTCCTCTTTCTTTACATAACCCATCTCTTCTTTCTCTTCCTCCTCAGCAGCTTCTACTTCTACTTCAGGGGCTTCTTCTTCCTCTGCTTCCGCAGACTTAATTTCCTTAATGATACCTTCTTCTTCTACAACAAGAATTCGACCATCCTCCATAGAGTACTCACCTACAGGAAGAGCGATCTTATCCTCTTCTGTAATAATGAATACCTCTTTTTCAGGTGCAAACTCTTCTGCTTCAATAACAGTACCATTCTCTAAAGACATTTGAGCCAACTCTACTTTGGTTTCTTCAGCTTTCACTTCTTCTACCTCAGCAGATAACTCAATGCCTAATACATTTTTGATTTGATTTAGCATTTCTGTTGGTTTCATATTTATATAACGATTAGTGATTTTCGTTTTGCATTTTCATTATTCAGTTCCTCTTGTTCTACCGATACCTTGTGCTCTTAATGAGCCATCGCAGCATTTTCTTGAGTAAGTGTTCTTATCCCAACATAAACACGCTCTTGATGAGTTTTTAGGGCTTGAATAACTTGGTGTCTTATTTTCTTTCATCTACCTTGTCCTCTGTATTTTTTCTTATAGTTTTTTGAAGTCTTAGACTTACTCATCTTGGTTTTAGCCTGTACTCCGTGCTTCTTGGTTTTCTTAACCTTTATATATATCGTTTTCTTAGGCATTATTTAATAGGAACACAGTTAGGTACTAATCTTCCGTTCTTTCTCTTCATTCCTATCATCTCGTATCCTGCTTGACAAGGTTTCTTTAAGTTATGCTCTTGACAAGGCATATACCATATCTTACCTTCGTATTCGTGTTCGTGATAACCTACACATCCAATATCTTTTGATGCTTGAGCTGCTAAGTCTTTTGTTGCATAAGCTAACCTATCATCTATAATTGCTAATTGGTCATTTACTACTTGAGAAACAAGTTCTAATTCTCCTAATTCTTTTAATTTAGAAGCCGACCATCTAAGTCCCGCTTTGCCACCCCATAGTAAATACGAAATAGTGCCACAAGCACTTGTATCCCCTTCATCATAGTATTCCTCTGCTCTTGATAAGTAAGAGTACATTCTCTTAATAGTTTCTACTGATATAGGCTCACCCTTTGCAAGTTGTCTTGCTCTGATCTTACCTACTTGTGTAGCACATTTGTTATTATTCTTCTCGTTTAGTTCGATACCTCTCTTAGCGTTATTTTTAACACCGCTTGGATAATCTGAGTAAGATTCTAACTCTGTACGCTTACCACCCTTTACTCGCTTATCTCCTTTGATGATAGCTTTGATAGTAGATAGTAAAGTATCTGCTTCCTCTTCCTCGATTTTGCTTAGTGTTTCTTCTATCGACTCTTGAGGTCTTGGCATCTTATCAGCAAAGTATCCTTCAATCGAAAATCCTTTTACTCGACCTGTCTTTACATAGTCGTTCCATACCTCTTCGTTATTTACTTTTACCGCACCCATCCAAGTACCCACAGGTACATTCATATCATATACTCTGCTCTTATCCTTATCTTCATCTTCTACAATCCAAGACTCGACAAGTGATAATCCATTAAGTGGTAATTGGTGTTCTAATGTTGAATTGTTTTGATTACCCTTCATTAAGAACATCTCAGCAGTCTTACGGATAGTATCCTTAGAAAAGTACACATAATACTCCTCTTCTCCGTTTCTTCTGTATATAGGTTTATTAGGTACAAGTAACGCACCCATAAGGATACGCTTTTCTTTATCTACCTCAGCAAGTTTTATCTCTTGATCGGCTAATGCTACGAAGTCTTCTTCAATAGCAGGATTCTCTACAACAGAGATAGCCTCAACTCCTGAAAATTCGTTCTGCTCGTCTAAAATGAGTTCAATGATCTTCATAATTATATAACGACTTTGTTAGTTTGTTTTGTATTTTATATTGACGCCTCTTTTACCGCATTACGCTCAAGACTCTGTGCAGTAGTTACCTCTCCTGATACTACAAACGCTTTTATGGGTTGTTGATTTTGAGCACTAATAGTTTCTGCTAATTGACTAACTCCTGATGTTCCTATAGTGTTTATTTGAGGTGCAGTTGATTGTGGTACTTGTCTAATCTCAGGTGTTCTAAAATCAGGTACTGATACTGATCTACCTGCATTTTTAGCACTTGATACCGCTGACTTAATAGCTACTATAATCCCTGCTGCTTGTGCTGCATAACCAATAAGTAATGGGATATTCTGAGGGAATCCAACCTTAGCTGTTTGAGCAGTACCTTCAGCAACTGCTACTGTACTTCTCGCTGCAGCTTGAGCACTAAATGTAATTGTCCTACCTATTTCAATAGCTAACTCATTTGCTGCTTGTATTTGTCGAGCTACTAAGAATGCCTTACCTAATTTTGTTTCTGCCCCAAATATATATACAAGATTGTCTAACATAGCAGATCGTGCTGCCATTATTCTTGCATTCTTGTCCTCTTCAACAGCAAGTAAATTATTGACATGATTTATTTCAGCATCAATCTCCATTTCCATCTCAAGCTCTCTCAAATCTTGGTATTGGAATCTTGGGTCTTCTGCTACTTGTTGTTCTCCAAATAATTTACCTTCTGCATAAGCAAGTGCCTCATCCGCACCTCTATCAAATTCTTGTAATAAAGCCTCATTAGCTTTTGCTTCATCTTCTACTCTTTGTTGCTCTTCAAGTTCTTTGATTTTAGCTTGTCTTGCTTCTTCTCTTGCTTGTACCTCAGCCTCTGCATCTCTTTTAGCCATCTTTGCTCTAATAACAGCAATCGCAGTTTGTGCTTCTATATAGCCTTCTTCTCCTTCTTTTAAAATAGCAAATCTCCTTCGAGCAATATCTAACTCTAATTCTAATGTATCTTGTCCATAAGCCTGAGCAATAGCAATAGCTTGTTCGTATCTCTTACCATCTTCCTCTACTAAATTCTTAGTATAAGACTCAGCTTGTAATCGTGCAAACTCAGCAGAGTTACCCAAAGAAAGGAACATATTTTTTAATGTTTCTCCTGTAGGTACTACATCATTAGTCATCTTAGAAGCAAACTTTGCAAAAGCACCTGTAGCAGCAACTACCGCAGCAGTAACTAATGCAATAGGATTTGCTAAGAATGCTAAATTAGCCTTAATCTGAGCAGCGGTAACTGCAACAATACGACCTCTAAAAGTTTTATAAACTTCAACAGTATCTCTAACTCTTGAAGCAAGACCTCCTGTTGCAGCATCTAATAAACTAATAGCTGCACCTGATTCACCTACTTCTTCACCAAGAGATTTCGTTTCCGAAGCTGCCTCTTCCGCAGAATCATCTACTCTTTCAAGGGCTTTTTGTATCTTATTGAGTTCTCTTTCCGCTTCAGCTCCATTTACCTCAACATCTATAACTACCTTCTTTGCCATTCAAATTCTTTTTTATATTGTTTGTACATTTTTTTAAAACCTTCTCCTAAATAGTATTTACCTTGAGCAATTCTTATGTTTTCTGTTTCGCCTTGTGCGTAATCTAAAAGGTCAATTACATTCTTTATCATCTTATACTACATTAAGTAATTCTAATTCGCTCTCTCCTGTTTGTAGGTTCGTTTGAATTGAGTTGATT